GCTGGGTTTGTATTTAATTGTATACTTCTATATGCTGAAGTTATTACTAAATTAGGATAAACATCTACAATAGGATCAACAATATTTTCCATTAATTTTGTTAAAGCTCTTATTACTTGAGATTGAGTAGGGGAATTATCAATACCAGGAAAATTATTGATACCTGAAGATGCAGCAGTATTTGACCATATTAAATGTTTTAATTTAAAATGTCTTCCTATAAGTTGTTCTATATTCATTTTAATCTACACTTGTTTCAAAATTACTATCTACACCACCTTTATTACTACCTTGACCAGGATTTTTGTAATGAGAAGGTAATGATATATTATTGTCTTTTTGTATTACTTGGTTATTTGTGTTTTTAAGATTTTCAGCTTCATTTTCAATTTTAGAATCTTTTGCTATTTCGTTTAGTTCTGGTGTTTCATTTACCCCTAATGGTACATTTTGAGAACTAAGATCTATATCTGTATTTAATAGAGGGACAGGTTCTCCTATAGCTGTGTCTGATTTCTTTAATGGTCTAGGTTCTAATAAAGATTGTTCTAAAGTTTGTGGTTCTATATATTCAGCATTGAATGAATCCATGTAAGGTGATGCTTGTTTAAAATTTCTAATTCTTTGTGTAGAAGTTAAATATATATTTGAACCATCATCACTAATATTTTCTATAGTTGGTAACCATCCTTTTTCATCTAATTTTGATGATTGACCATTTCTTATAATAGTAATAGGATCTCCTGTATTCCCAGTGTCACTCCATGTATTAGGATTTGATATATTATTGTTATTATTGGTAGATCCAAATCTTATAGAGTTACCAAATCTACCTTCTAAAATCATATCACCTTCATAAGGTAATAAAGGTTTTATATTTGTTTGTTCTTTAAAATATTGTCCTAAATTTATATCTGTTCCTCCATCTGTTACTTGTCTAGATACTCCTGCTTCTGTTTCTTTATAATCGTTTGAAGTTTGTTCTGATTCTAGTCCTTTTACTGTTGGTAAAGCATTATGATGGGGATGGCCCCACATATTTACTTGGGGTAAATAATATGTGGATGTTTGTTTACCATCATAAATATTTTTATCATTAGTAGTTAATATTAGTACTATTTCGTTTATTAAAGGATAATATTTTAAATAGGAAAATAAAGGGGAAGCAGTTGGTGCGTCTTTAGGAAGTAAGTTTGGGTTATTATTATCTAAATCATTATAAAATATAGTACCCACAGCATCATAATTACCATATTCTTGAGCTAAAGGGTGATTTATATCTAATATAATATCAAGTACTCTAACAGCTCTTAATTTGCTTTGAGTATTTAATGATATTTGTTCTTTACTTTTTCTTGATTTAACTATTGCCATCTGAATCTGGTGCTTCTAATTGTTTAGGTTCTTCAACAGTTTTAGCTATTTCTTCAGTTAATTCTTGAAGTTGAGCCATTTCGTCTTCTGTTAGTAATCCACCATCACCTGAATTAGCTGTACCTGTAGATAAACGTTGTACAATTGCGGCCATTTTTATTAGTGCATCATCATTTTTTACACTAATTTCCATATATTCTTTAATTAATGGTACTACAACAGTAGCATCACCCAAAGATTGTACTAATGGTTTTAACTCAGATATAAGTTGAGCTAATTGTTTGGCTTTTTTCTTTTGGTTGCCGTGGATGTCTTTCAATAAATCAGAGAAAGAAACATCATCGAATAATACTTGATTTAATGGATCCATACTATTTTGTTATAAATATGGGAAAGTTTAAACTCTTACATACCCTGTTTCGGCGTATTCAGTGTAAAGTCTTTTATATAATTTTTTAAGTACCTTAGTTACTTTAGTAATTACTGGAGTTTCTACACCAGTCATTTCTCTTATGTAAATGTATAATGCTTTTTTGTTAAATATTTCTAAATTTTCTCTTCGTTTAAACAGTATATTTACAGCATCACATACTTTTCTATCATGATCTTTTTTAAATAAAGTAAACATATGTTTATCTACATATTCAGTAAAATAATCAATAAAGTCTTTTATATCTTGTTTACGTTGATCTCTTCCTAACTGACGTAATACTCCAACATCTTCATCAGCAGCTAATGGGTCTGCTTTTTGTTTTTTCTTTTTATAATTGTTATTATTATATAATATAAGATAATTTTTACCTACAATAGAAAAATAACTAAATGCTTTAGTGCCTCTTTCTGGTTTCCAATAGTCTAATTTTTCTAAGAAAAAGCAACATACTTCATGTTTTAAATCTTCTAACGATTCTACCTCTGTATAGTAAAATTTGAATGTGTGGATTAAATTTTCAGCTAATTTATAAAAAGCGTATGCTATACGAGAACGATATATTTCGTTTCTTTCTTCTTGGTTAGATGACGCTAAATATTCTTGTATAGCGGCATCTACATCTGATGTAAAATATTGTTTTTTAGATGGTTTTCTACCTCTTTTCTTTTTAACAACTGGTGGGGGAGTAAGAGAACCGGTGGTAGCCGGTTCTGGTTTTTTTTCATTTGACATTTAAGGGTCTATTTAAGGGTAAATTCGTTTAGTGCTTCTTGTATTTTTTGTACTTCTTTAAAAAACCAACCTATTTGATCATCAGCGTAAAATACACCTTTATCATCAATTTCTTGTAATCTTTTATCACAAGCTGTAATTGCTTCACTTTGTTTAGATATAAAATCTTCTAAACGTTCGTTTTTTACAATTAAATTTCTAATAATAAAAAAAGAAGCTGTTAATACTACTGCTAATATTATACTAAGTGTTATCATAATTAATCTTTAAAAAATGAATCTATAACATCTAACGTTGCTGATGCTAACTTTGGGTTATTTTCCACGTTTACTTTTTTGGCTGCTCTTAATGTTTTATCACCTTTACTAGCATTTTTAGGTTTGCTAGTTTTAGGCACTGCATCTGTTGCATTATTCCATTCTTCAAATTCAATTTGAGCAGCCATATGATCTGCTTGATGCATTAATATAGGTAAATGAGTTCTTAATCTAGTTTCTTTTTGACCAGACATAAAGTAGAACTTATTTGACTCGTCATACAAACCATCATGAATTTTAATTGTGATAAATTCATTTTGAGTTACTTTACAACCAATTTCTTGTAAAATAAATAATGAACGTTCTGGAACTTTCATTGCTGGTATGTCTGTGTTAAATTTATATATTTGACCTAATTTATCAACATGCCATTGTGAGTCGTTTGGTTGGTAATATTCACCTTCTTGTTGACCCATTTTACCTAAATCATGGAATAAAGCTGCAAAATGCATTTCTTCAACAGTGTACGTTGAAACATCAGCACCCATGTCTTTCCATGTTTTATATAATGAATTAGCACAATCATACACACGTAAAACGTGATCAGTATAACCACCTGCAAATGCTGAATGATGCCAATTTTTACTTGAGGCAGGCATCATCATCATTCTTTCTTTATACTTGTCTAAAAATGGTAATAATATGTCTGTTCGTTCTTTTGAGAATGAAGTTTCTACTACTTGAATGTAACGGTTCCAATTTGATTGGATTTTTTCTGCTGATAACATAACTTGTTTTTTATTAAAATGGACGTGAACCTTGTGTACCTCTTGCTCCTATATTTCCTACTTGAGATATAGTAATCATATTTTGTAATTCTCCAAAACGTTCTTTCAATTCACCTTCTTCCATAAAACGAATAGCTTCTTGATTTTGTCCTCTTTTAATTAAAACTCTTAATTGTGCTAATGATTGATCTAATTTATCTAAAGCATTTTGAGTTTGTTTTGCGTATTTCATACTATTATTTTTTAGTTGATTTAAACGTACGACCCTTTTTTGGTCCATCCAAATCTTTTTTACGAGGTTTTGTACGTTTTATTTTTTCTTTAGTTGGATAATAATCTTCTAAATATGAATTTAGATTTTTAAGTTTCATCTGTATATTGTTTATAAATTTGATTACACCAAATCATATTTTCTTTTAACATTTTTTTACGATCTGGTTTTAAATTAAGGAAATTAGTAGTTTCAATTAAAGCACCTATAGCAGTAATACGATGTATTTCTTCTCTAGTACCTACATTTTTAACTAACTTTTTTAGGGAATTTACTTTTTCTAAGTATTGTTCTTTTTTTATTTCAGCTGCTGTTTTTTGTTTTTCTAGCTGATTATCTTCTTCTATGTCATTAAAAAACGACATAATATTAGTATCGGGGCGATGTATGCCCTTTAACGTGTCGGATTTTTCCATCCGTTTTAATGCTTTATCTATATGTTTGGGATTGTATTGATTCATAACCGGTTCGCCCGTTTCGACCTAAAAACCCCTACAGTTGTAGGATATGTAAAATATTAATATAAGCCAAGTTTTTAGCCAAATGTTTTTGTAAAGTTAAGACCCATAGCACTTTGTGAAGAACCCATTTTAGTTAATATAGTTTCATCACTGTCTAATTTATCGAAAGATATAAGGAAGAATTTCATACTTCCATCTTTTTTAATGTTAACTAAATGATTACCATCACCAGGCTTTCTTCCTAATTTATCTTTTAAGAATTTTCTACCCATAGCTAATGCACCTTCTTTAGCATTTGTAAATTCTAATTTTGTTTCTAGGAAATCTAAATTATCTTTTATTTGTTTAAATATAGGATAAACTTCAGATAGTTGTTCAAGATCTACATTACTAAAAGATGCTACACTTTCAAATGCGCTTTCTAAATCTGTTCCTTTAAAATTAGTAGGATTAATAGTTTTATCATTACCTTCACCACCAAATACTCTAGCTAATGTAGCTATACCAAATATAGTACCTAATAATCTTAAATTTTCTTTATCAGCACCATATCTACCAATTGATAATTTAGCATTGTGTG